CCAGATGTTACTGTGTATGTGTTTGCTAATTCTGTGACACGAACAATAAGCCCAGAACCACCAGTTCCGCTATTGTTTATACTTGCTGTTGTACCTAGTTGATATCCATGCCCAGTAGTATTGTAATAGAGTGCTGAGATTGGAGATTGTTGAATAGAAGAAACAACTGCATCAACTGAAGAACCATCTCCAGTTATAGAAAGTTGGTCGCCAACTTGATATCCAGACCCACCATCATTGATATTGAATCCTGTAATCATTCCATATAGGGTTGATGTCAATGTCGCATCTGCAACATCAGATACTACTTCGCCACCAGAAAACGTTCCACTCACAAGTTTCAATGTCATTTCTGCTACGTCATATGAACCAATGACATATCGCTTAATGTCAACAACGTTACCAATAGCACCGCTAGTTGCACCAGAAATAGTTTTATTTAAGAAACTAAAAACGTTTGTTGCATATGCAGAACGTACAATTTGAGTCTTCTCAAAATTACCAGCAGAAACACGGAGAATGTCTTCTCCAGGATAGTACAACGAAATATCCTCATTGTACAGTAGCTTAAAAAGAAATCGATATGATTCTTCCGTACCTTTTGATTCAAAGAAATCTTTAAACTTTAATGCAACAAGTCTTTTGTCGCCATAAATGTTTGTCGGTATAGAAGGATATAATTCATCTTTTAAATAATCAACGTATTTGTCTACAGAGTATTCAATGTCACGATAGTCGGACAACTTGCCAGTTTTTCTGACAACGTTATCTTTTACAATTTTAGTGTTAGCTAATGCGTCAGACGTTTGCCCAACAATGATTTCACCGACATTGAATGGGCGTTTTGTTTTTAATTTCAGAACAATATAGTCAGTTCCAACTTCACGAATAGTACCAATTGCACCAGAATCATTACCAACAACATCTTCATCACGAACAAATGTGCCATCTACATTTTCCAATGTGACGTTTGTTGTCTGTAGCCATTCATAATACGCTTTCAGAAAGAGTAAGAATCTTTCCGAATCTTGTGCAATGTCTGAAGAAATCAGACTATTGATACTGATTGACGGCTGAAATTGAATTTCATTCATTTTTATCTATTGACCAAGCTAATTGTTTTATCGTCAATCATTGTAACTGTAATATCAGCATCGACAATAGTTAAAATTTGATTTCTTAGTGGAAGAACGTCTTTGTTTGCAGGAGTCGCAGTTATCTTAAGCGTAGTTCCACCATCAGCGAATGCAGTTGGTGCGAATGCAGTTAACGTAATGATACCTGTAGTATAATCAATTGAGCCTGCATCAATTTGTACAGCAATGTTTTCATTAGCAGTTTCTCTGTAGATTCTAATGATGCTATTATTATCTTCAATGTAGCAGTTATCATAACCCAAATACGTAAATGCATTTGATGTTACTTGATTACCAAAACCATATGGATGGGTTGCTGGTCTTCCTCTTGTTGTCGCATTAATTGGATTTGAGAATGGAATTTCATATCTAGCAGAATTTCCAAGTTGAATGTCAAGTTCTTTTCTCATTAAAATTGTAGTGTCATTATTTAAAATTGATCTCTCAGCCGAGTCTATTAGTCTGCTTAATTTTGAGTATCTGAAATATTTACCAAACTGATTGATATCAGAATTGTTATAGTCTTTGACAATATTTGTAATCAAAGTTTTTACATCATCTTCAGACAATGTAGTCTTATCGGCTTCATATTTTACAGTACTGGTGATAGTGATATACAAATATTCAGGGTCAACAATCTCATGCGATATAGTCAGCATTTTTTTAGGATTGATAACTCCAGTAATTAAATTTTGTTTTTCTGTTGCAGTTAATACTTCACCTGCTGTTGGTTTAACTGCAATGTATACTTTTCCGTATGATGGAGGATCATTGTCTTCTCCACCCCAAACAACTACTGAGTCAACGTTAGGTTGTTTTAACAGTAATGCTTTATAGTCTTCCGATGTAACTACACGATTTTGTGCTTCGTATGTTTTTGGGGCATTAAATTTGACTTGAGATGTTGTTTCTCTATATGCACCACCAGCCGCAGGATCAGTAGCGGTAAATGTAATTGCTGAAATTCCTGCAACAGAACCAGCGTATGTTAAATTAGTTACATCATTTGCGAGAGGACCAGATGTTACAATAAATTCTAAAACAACAACGTTTCCGTTATCTAATGCAACACCAAAAGTTCCGTCACCAAATTTGATTTGATATTGTCCGTCTTCTGCTTCTTCTAAAAAATATACTTCTGATGCAGAATTGACTTCTACCAAGTTATCTGGTTTAGTGAAAACTCTTGTAGTGCTATCACCAGACGAGTTCAGCACTTTTACTGAAAGGGTTGTTGTATCGATATTTGAATTTGGTATCAAAAATCTTTGCTGTGTGTCTAAATTATTTACAGTATATCGTCTAGTGATGTAAGTGCCTTCACGTAACGTAATTGTATCAGAATATATTCCAGCAACAGATGTGACTGTGAGTGCATTGAGATTCAAAAATGCGTAAGAAACTCCATCAACAATTCCTGTGAATTCTGTATACTGAGGAATTGTAATTGTTGCTGGAGATGTTGTTGTAGTTATGGCAACAGTACCTGTAATCGATGCGCTAGAAATAGACCTAGGTGTATAGTTTAAAGACTTGGCTAAACTGATAATTGAATTTCTTTTTTGTGCAGTAGACAGAAAAGATTCAGATGCTACCATGTTAAGATAGAACGAATTGTAGTATGTATTGTATGCGAGTAAATCTAACAGGACGCTCATACCCGAGCCATCAAAGTTATAATCCTTGAATTCGTCTTGCGACCTCAGATAATTAATAAAGTTTGATTTTATTCCACCAAAACTTAATTCGTCTATTAGTAAATTATTGTCCGAGGCCATTATGCCGTCCTTGTGAGTGTAGTTTGTAATGAAGACTGAACGCCAATATTTTTAATGATGAAATCAATTCTAATTTGAATTCCATTTTCATCAGATTGTGTATCAATTTGAACATTTGTAAGTGTTACCCTAGGTTCAAATTTTCTAATAGTCTCAGTCAACTCTTGCTTTAAACTATGTGCAGAGAATACATTCATGTCCGAGAACAAGAAATTTGCTAATGTACTACCATACTCAGGATAAAACGGACGAGTTCCTTTTTTGGTCCTAATTAAATTAGCCAAAGAACGCTTAATTGCAGTTTCATTCGTGATGGGTCTAACATCACCTGTCACTGGATGAGGCGTGAAATCTAACGGTAAATCTTTATAGAATATAGTAGCCATTTTTTTCTTTTATTTATGTCGCCTGTTCTGCCGTTTTGGAGTCTTGAATCTCTTTTCTACGTTCTTTTGCGGCTTTTGCAAATTCTGCTAGTGCTTTTCTTGCTCTAGTGCCTGCGGCTTTATTGCCTTTGTTTTGAAATTTGTCATTCTCTGCAAGGTATGCGTCAAATAATGTTACTAAATTTTCGTGATTTGTCATGGTAATAATTCCTATAAAAGTTGACAAAGTGCTTGACAAGTGTTACACTAACTGTGTAGCCTATGATATTAACCTGTATTAGCCAAAGGTAGAGTGGCCGCAACTGCAATCGCAATATCTTGTAAAGTGTCTTTTGTTTCGAGTGATTTTACTCTCGCAAGTATTTCTGCAAGAGTCGTGTTATTTACACCATCAGAGAATCGCAATTCTGTGTTTCCATGAAGGCGTAAAGTATTGTTTGCAGATATCTCTGCAATTCCGTTGTTCGCTAAACTTATCTTAGCGTCATTTACATCCCAAACTACAGAGTCTTTCTTAGTTACTTGGATAAAATTTCTAGTTAAATTTGGTGCTGTTCCGAAATACTCTGCGGCCGTTTGCGGGATTGCAGGAAGATATCCTAAAATCGCAGGCTCTTGTGCAGACAATGCATCTAAGAAGAAACCAAAAACCCATTCACCTATTCTAGGTGTTGCATAAAGGTTTGGAGTATTTAGGGGGTGAATAGTCAGCGCCCAAGGCAAGTCTTCAGTCGGAACTTGATTGGTTGATTTTGCAGGATGATATCCAAAGCATCG